AATTCTTTTGCCATATGAGATACAATCTTTTTGTTTTTTGATTGAAGATATTTTCTGTAAATCTCACCTTTCTTTAACAATACTTTGTCAGTACCCTCTTCACCTCTAAACTTTCTCCAGTCATTTAATACTTTGTCATAACTGTAAAGAATCTTCTCAACAGGATTCTGTTTGAACTTCTTTTTCAAATCAATAAATGTTTTGATTACTGCATTCTCATCAACAAACATATCTTCGTTATTGTGTGCATTGTGTTCTGTAAGTGCCTCTCTAGCACCATCTTCATCATCATACTGTGAAAGATTCTCATCGTATGCATCACCACCTTTTTTACCTGTTTCTCTGATTTGTTCAGACTCTTCTTGTTCTTCTTGTTCTTCACCCTCTTGATTAGAAGAACTAGAACCTACTTCTTCTTCATCTTCATCATCTTCATCATCATCTTGTCCAAGATCGTAAGAGTTTCCTTCTTCTTCGTTCTCTTCTTCATCATCTTCAAAATCAGGAATTTGTTGTGTGGTAACAGTTTTGTCTTCTTCATCTCTTGTTTCATTCTCTTTACTCCAGTTGTATAGTGCTTCTGAAACTTCAACTACATCTTCCCATGTTTTGCAACTCTCTGCTTTCTTTAACCATTCTGTCTCTTCTTCATTAAGATCGATTGAAACTCTAGAACCACATTTTGTTATTAAATTAATTTTGTCTATCAATGCAAGTGTTTGTAAATCTCTGCCTTTCAAACCAAAGAAGTCTCTCTGCATTAACTCATCGTATGCTTTATAAAAAGACTTTCTAAGACCTGCATATTTGTTTCTGATACCTTTCTCGATTCTAACATCTTCGATAACATTAAGATATCCTTTTAGTGTTCTGTTTTGTTTTAGTGTTGAGTGTAAACCCTCATAAGGTGTATACAATGCATGACCAACTTCATGACCCATAAACAAGTCATAAAGTTCATTTGACATATCTTCTTTAAATGTAGGACATGCCAAGATTCTATTCTTGACATCGAAGTATGCTGTTGGTATTTTCTTATGAATAACAGTAATATTCTCTGTTGCCATAAGTTTTGCTAAGTTTGATTTTTGTGTCTTAATATCTGTCATGTTTATATCCTACGAAAAAGTGCTGGTCATTGTCAAGCTTAGGGACACATAGATTCGAATCTAAGGTCGATTAATTTACTAATGAACGCTTCTTCACCATCTACAGGATTTGGTAAGTTTTCAATACCAAACTCGTTTTCAATTGCAAAGATAACATTCCAAATATCTTTCTCTGCCATTTCGCAGACTTCTTCTGATATATTTTCTAATATCACATCGTTTATTGGATGACTCATTTTTCCTCCTTAATTTTTTTAATTGCTTCTTTTATCCAGTCTATTAGTTGACCTTTCATACTGAAACAGTTGAAACCACCTGGCGCTTCTAATGAAAGACCAAATTTATCTACACATATTTTGTAGTATTTTGGACCATCTATTAGATCGTAACCGTCTTTACCTTGAATCCAGTAAAACCATGGTTTGCCTCTAACTGGTACAAGTTTAAGACCAACATTGTTCTTTAAAAATTTTATTACTTTTTCCTCGTCTAGAGGTTTTTTGTTTTCGTTTGAAAGTTGTATTATCTCGTAATTCATTTAGTCTCCTTTTTTATTACAAGTGTATGGTAACAAAAAGTGAGACCTATTGTCAAGCTTTCAGAACGATAATCTCCACGAATCTTCGTCTAGGGATAGGTCATCAACAGGAAAGATAGGCATACACCTCTCTATGTCTGTTGTGAACCAATATGAAATGGTGTGTCGTGGGTGTCTTCTGACTTTTTCTACACCATGTTGTATGTAAATACCTTGAAATAATAGTCCTGAACCCTCTTCTGGTTCATAGACTTCGCCGTCTGGCACATATGTTCTGCCACCTTTGTAATTATCATTGAGATATAATATACATGTCCATTCTCTTGATGGTTTATCTGGACTTGTGCCATGATTCATTTCTTGATTTGAATATGTATCTAGATGTGGACTTTGAACTCCACCAATAGGCCATTCATTTATCGCAATCATTTCTGGATAAACAATCTGGTCTGATGTTTTTCTGATTTCGCCTATTAGATTTACTACTGTCTCTGCAACATAATTTCTTAACCAAGGACTTTTAATATGCATGAATCTGATACCTGTGTAATCAGAACCATCGCCTACGCCTGTTAAGTGTCTATGTGTCTTGTGAAACCGAATTATCTCCTGACACCTCTCCTTCGTCATTAGATTCTTCAGCATTCTTGGCTTGTAAGGACTTAAAGTATTTTGCGAGTTGGACTCTTTTTTCATAATCTAGTCTTTTCTTTCTTTCTTTTTTTCTTGCTTTTAAAGCTCTTTCTATTTTAAGTCTCGATGCTCTTTGTAGAAATATTATACCATTCAGGTGATCTATCTCGTGTTGAACACATCTTGCACCTAGACCATCTAACATAATTTGATGTTCTTTTCCTTCTGCATCTTGATATTTAAGTTCTACAGTTTTAGACCTCTTAATCATAAGATAGATATCTGGAAAAGATAAACAACCCTCTTTCATCATGTCTGTTTCTTGTGATACTCTAACTAACTCAGGATTGAAGTAAGGTTCTACTTTTGACTCTTCATCACCCTCTCTCATAGTTCTCATGACAAACATTCTATATGGTAAACCACATTGATTTGCAGATAGACCTAAACCACCAAACTTTTCCATTGTCTCTGCCATTTTACTGGCGATTTCTTTTGGGTCTTCTGGTGGATTATCGAAGTCAAAAACTGGTGGTGGTTCTCTTAAAACCTGACTTGCTTCTTCTACTAAACTATACATCTTTATATTTATGCCGTTGCTATTCTACTAAAGTTTTTATGTTTCTCAAATTTAATTACTTCTTCAAACTTATCATATAGTTGGTCGCCCTTGTGTGATATGATAAATGCGTTTGTCTTTTCATTTAGTGTATTTAATAATTTCAAGAAATCATCGGTGCCTTGTGAGTCTAAAGAACTATCGAATACTTCATCAAGTATTAGTATATTAGTATTAACTGAGTTCTTTAATCTTGCGACTGCTCGCCATGTGAATAATAATGCAAGGTCGATTCTCATCTTCTCACCTTGTGAAAAGTTATCATACTTAAATACATCTCTAAATCTAGACTTAATTGTTTCTTCAAAGGCTTCGTTCAATTCGAAACCAACATAGAACTCTAAATTTGCAAGATATTTATTAATCATCTTATTCATGATAGGCACATACTGTTTGATAATTCTTTGTCTTACACCTTGATCTCGTAATAACATTGTTGCAAGTTCAAAGTAGTGTTGTCTTTCAGTTTGTGTTTCTTGTTTCTTCTCTAGAATATCTAAATCAGTTTCAGAGGTTGTTAGTCTATCGTGAACATCACTATCACCAACTACTTCATTCTGTAAATCTTCTATCTCACCTTGTAGTTTCTTAATATATTTTTGATTAGATACAACCTCAGTCTGTAGTAAACCAATCTCTCTCTGTATTTCATCTATCTCAGATTGAATAACATTTATTCTTTGAATCTCATCATGACACTCACTGATTGTTTTATCTATATCGTTAAGAGCTTGGGTGATCTCCTCTGCTTTCTCTTCTCGTTCTTTAATACATTTTTCTTTATGGTCGTGGTCTAAACCCTGTTTGCAGACTGGACAATCATCATTTTCCTCATAGAATTTGACATCTGCAATTGCTTTCTTTCTAGCAGTTTCCAGTTGTCTCTCCAAGTCTGTAGCTTGTTTGAGTCTACTCTCTGTAGAATCTTTACTCTTGATAGATCGTTTTTTCTCCACCACATTTTGCGTCTTTTCATCAACTTCTCCTAATATTTTATTGATATTATTCTGTGTTTCATTCACGGTTGATTCATACTTTTTAATTTTTACCTCACGATTTTTTTGTAATGCATTTACTTGGTCATTTAAACCACTAATTCTTTCATGCAACAAATCTATTTCATGAGATGTTTCTTTCACTTCCAAATTATGTTGTGATACTTTCTTCTTCAACATGTCTTGCATTGTAGAGAAGATAGATATATCTAATAGGTCTTCTACTAACTTTCTTCTTTCAACTGCTCTTAACTGCATAAACGGAGTAAAGTTTGCAGAACCTAATATTGCAACCTGAGTAAAAGAACGATAACTCATTTTAAGTATATTCTTTTCTAGGTGTTCTTGATAGTCTTTCATAGTTGCATCTTGATTTACCATTTTACCGTTTGTATATAATTCAAACTTATTTGGTTTTGCACCACGAACAACTTTGTAGTCTCTTTTACCAATAGAGAAATCTATTTCGACTACTAATTCTTTTTGATTGATTGAGTTTATTAACAGGTCTTTTTTAAGATTTCTAAAACCTTTACCATACAAACCAAAACAAAGTGCATCAAGTAATGTTGATTTACCTGCACCATTATCACCAACAATAAGTGTTGTGTTTGATCTGTCTAATTCGAATGTGGTAAATCGATTACCACTAGATAACAGGTTCTTATAACGAACCTTTTTAAAATGTATCATAAGTAATTGTGTTCATCTAATGCTTCATTATATAACGAAGTCATTAAATCTAAAAGTGGTTTTTTCTGACCCTGTATTTCTAAACCGTCTATATATTTTTCTAGTATAGTAAGTGTATCTTCTACACCCTCTATATCACTGTCGTCCATCAAATCCATATGTTTATGGTCATCGACAACTGACACATGAAGTGGACTTGCCTCATGTAGTTTGTCTAACATACTATCAAACCAATATGGATTGTCTTTATTAACTACTATAACTTTTGTAAACTTACCTTTATACTTTGTATAGTCTTTGTTTGAGATTGTCTCAAATGATTCTTTTGTATCATCATAGAATAGTTTTTCAAACATGGTAATAGGATTATGAATAGGTTTCATCTCTCTAGTATCAGTATCAAAAATATGAAAATACTTTTCATCACCATAATCTGACCATGTGAATTGCATTTGAGAACCTAGATATTTGATATTTGCAAACTCTGATTTCTGATGAAAATGACCACTGTAAACTTTGTCAAATCGTTTTACATATGAATGGTCAAGACCGTGTTGACAAGTCATTCCAGGCATCATCAAGGCGCCTTCAAATTCAAAATGACCCATACATGTGTCTGCATTTGCAGACATGAGAAACTCTACTGAGTCTGCATAGTTTTCAGGATTAATCCAAGGCACAAGTGCAAGATTAACTCCGTCATATTCTTTTACCATAGGTTCTTGAATGATATTGATATTATCACTTTCAAATAGTAATAACTCAGGCGCATTGACATCATTTGTATTCTTATAATAGACATCATGATTACCAATAATTAAGTCCATTGTAATCCCTCTTTCTAACATAGGGTCAATGAAGTGTTCTCTGTTTGATTTTAAAGTTGCAAAATTAACAAACTTTCTTCTATCAAAGTAATCACCTAAGTGTATGATATGTTTAATGTTGTGTTCATCTAGATATGGAAAAAATACTTCTTCATAGAAACGACCTTGATATTTGGACATTTCAATCATATCACCACGAACACCTGCGTGTGTGTCATTTAGTATTGCTATTTTCATTTAGTGAATTTGTCTAAACCTTTCTCTGTAGTTTTCTTTGTTCGTTTTGATTTTCTTGGTTCGTATTCTACACGATTCATATTGTCTTGCATCCATTCAACATTTGAATTAATTAGACCGCTTGTATCACCGTCTATAGTATCAAATGTAGTTGCTGTGACATCTGCTGTCATCTCTTGTTTGATGAAAACTTGTTTCTTCTCCTTTTGTATTCTTCTTAGAAATGCATAATAACATATTTGTGTAATATACGCAAAGGCATTATTTGATTTTTCTCGATTGAAATTGCCTATGTATTGAATGCAGTTTTCGATTGCATCACAAATCATTTCATCTCTGTAAGTATAATTAATGAAATTTGGTCGAGTAGATAAACGAGTTGCGATCTTATAGATGCATTCGCCTATGTAGTCTGACATTTGTGGTGGCGTTTTGCCTTTTGATACGGCGAGTTTTACTGACTCATTAAACTCGGCGACTGCTTGAGTGAACTCTTTGTTATTGACATAGTGTTCATTTTGTTTTTTATTTGCCATATAAGGATAATACTACAAAACTACTGATTCCTAAAGTGGTTTTTTATATTTATTTATTTTAATTTTTTTAGAAAAACCCCTTTTGAGATTTCAAATCGTATGATATCATAACTATGTTGCCAGGGTCAGGATCTTATTAATAACCCAAATAATAGGAACAATCCCACTTCCCATGGTATTACTAATAATCCTAATATTAAGTATCTCATATTATTTAAAAAGTGTATCGTTAAGTAAGAATACTGAGAACATCAATCCTATCATCACTAACTGAACAATTGTCGGAACTGCGACAAATAATTTCATAACATCAAAATTACCTGTCATAAAGAAGTCGCCACCATTCTGCCATTCTCTCACTTCTTCTGGCGTTGCATCTCTAGTTTTATTAAGTTGAAGTTCTAACTGTTGTTCGTAACCTCTGTTTACATTATTTGAAACAGATGTCTCTCTTTTCCATGAATCTAAAATTTTTTGTTCACTCATCTTTCTTTCCTTCAATAATCTGTTTTGATTTTTCCATTTCTTTAATAGCTCGTAATGCACCATTGGGATTACTATCCCATACTACACCTGCCATTAACATGTAATATAAAAAATATCTTATCACAATGAAGGACTAACTCCAAATAATGATAGACAAAAGATTGAAACTAGACAAGCTAGTTCAAGTTTTTCTTGTAATTCTTCTTGTGTCATAATTCCTTTTATGCCACAGACAATTCTCTACACTGTCGATAGATACATAATTATAAATGGTATGAGTAATGGAAGAGTCAATATTGTTATAAACTCTAGGCCTTCAATAAGACTTGATACAATCGCTGTTTCTATTAGGATTTCGAATCTCGCCAACATGCTCTTCGCAACTCCTAAAATTGCTGTCGTCATGTTTCTCCGTTATATGTTAAATTTATAATGTATTATTACTAATAATTATACACTGTTATTTAGTAATTGTAAATGCTTAAAAGGAAATTAATGTAATTTATTTTTATCTTTTGGTGGTGAGGCTAATTTGAATTCTTCTTCTTCGTAATCAAACAGTTCTTCTTCTATGATATCATCGACCACTTCTTGATCTAAAGGGGTTATATCAGGATTTCTAATAAGTCTATGTAGAGTTCTTTTCATTATATCTGAGTATTTTTGGTCTTCTTCTGTTGCAAGTGGTATTGATTTACTCTCTATCATATCAAACCATCTTGCAGAGGCATCATCATAATGTTGCACGAACTGTTCATTCATATTATTTCTATGCATGATATCATCATTTGGTATCTCAACTTTCATATCACTACTCAATGCTGAGTAAGGGTGAAATGTTGCCTGAGTTCTAGGGGTGCCAGGAATCAAACTGAGTTGACATATCATTGGCAGTGTAATTTCTAATCTATCTCCTAATTCTCTAGTCATACCTACGATCTCGGTACCTGTCTTTAATTTTATGACTTCATATCTTGATGGTATTAAATCTTTTGGTGTTGTCATTTTAAATCAAATTGTTGAATGTTGTATGGAAAATTCTCCTCATTGTAAATATTTATCCTTTCTTTTAAGTGATTCAGAGTATAGTTTTCACATTGTAAATCATCTGCAATATCAAACAGTCTCATACTATCTTTGCCTTCTGTCTTTCGAAGACCACGACCGATTGATTGCAAGTTTCGTATTCTTGATTTAGAAGGACTCGCAAAGACGATATTGTCTATCTTTTTGATATTAACACCAGTAGAGAATGTTCCGTATGATGCAAGTATAGTATCTTCTTTGTTCTGTTCTACAATCTCTCTAACTGATTCTCTATCTTCTGTATCTGTTCCACCATAAACATAATGTAAATTACCACCCATATCTGTATTAGACATCATATCAAATAATACAGTTCCGTGTTTCTCTACATATTGAAATAATACAAGTGTATTACCTTTTAAACTCTTTACTAGATTTACTATAAAATGATTTCGTTTCTCATTGGAAACAAGATAATCCATTTCTTCTTGGTATGACATTGTATGACACTTTTCATGTTTTAATATGATACAATCTATGTCTATGTTTGCGATTGTTCCTTTATCCATGAGTTCTTTCGAAGATACTACTTTCTTAACAGGACCAAATAGTCCTTCAAGTTGCAATCTATGAACTTCTGAACCATCTAAAGTTCCTGTAGTTCCTATTCTGATTGCAGTATCTTTCATCTTCTCTAAGATACCTTTTAATGTTGTCGCCTTAAATAAATGTGCCTCATCACCAACAACTACATCGAACGATTGCATAACATCTTTAGGCGCCTTACTAAAACTTTGCCAAGTTGTAATCGTGATTTCTGAATCAAACACAGGTTGACCACTGTATATTTTACAAATGTCTTTATCATAACCATAATCTTGAAAGTCTTTTGCCATTTGTTCTACAAGAGATGTAGTAGGAACTATGACTATTGTTTTCTTATCGTTCGCACCATTTAGATACCATCTTAATAACAGATATATTATCAAAGACTTTCCTGATGCCGTAGGCGATAGTAATAATTGTCTGCCATATTTTAAAGTAGATTCGACTGCCTCTATTTGATAGTCTCTAGGTTCAAATGGCAGATTGTATTCTTTCATAAAATACTTACCAAGATCAAATCTAATATCTGTCTTTTCACCTATGACATCTTCTATGCCTTCAAAATCATAACCTCTTTCTCTACAAAAAGTATCTACATATGGTAAGAGACCAATGTATATCTTATTTGTTTTTAAAGAAAATAATCTTACTTTGCCGTCCCAATATCTATTCTTAACTGACGGCATAAACTTTGCATTTGGAACTGTAAACGAAAAGAAGTCATATAAATCTCGTGCAAGACCATCATCACAATGAACTTGCATGAACACTTCGTTTACTTTACTGACTCTTACACTAGACATAAGGATTACCGTGATACCAACTTACTAACGATACTCTTGTGCCTCTCGTTATTGGTGCAACTTGGTGATGCACAAAAGAAGGAAATATTATAAAAGAACCTCTTTCTTTTGCACTGAACGGTGCTGTTTGTATATATTGATCTACATCAATAGTTTGTGTGCCTGTTGATTTAAGTTTATCAAAGATACCAACAGGTTCTATCCATTGAAAATGACCTCCTTCATAATCATCTGGATTAGATAATTGAATAGTTGAACTAAGTTTTCTTATACGACCACCTTGTGATTGTTCTCTATCAGAAGCGTCTGTATGCCATGTATAAAAATCTCCTTTGACTTCAGCATCTGGTCTATGTCTATAGATTGTATATTGATGATTCTCTACATGGTCCCACTGATGATTCCAATTAGCATCTACTTGTGCTTGATTTATACCTGCGGTAATCTTATCTTGTATTTCGTTAGGCATAATATGATGTTCAATCCATTTTACATCTGATTGTCTGATAAAGTTATCATTTGTGCCACTTTGTCTTTCTGAATCGGGGTCATCTTCTACATTGCCTATGAGACCCTCTTCTAAATCTATGCCACTTGCAACTTTTTCTATTATATCACATTCGTGTTCTGAAAAGAACTTATCATATATTATACAATATCTAGATAGTATCATTATTGACCTGCCATAAACTTACGCCATTCTATTGTGTTCTTAATTGTTTGATGTCGCCATGTAATATTATCCATACATCTTTTGACATACTCTACTGTTTCTTGTAAATAATCTATTTGTGCTTTTAGTTTTGCTAAATCTTGATCTGAGTTATAGAAAACTTCCATATCATTTTTTAGTATCTTTAGACCATCGAATGGGTCATCTGACCAACCTAACTCTTTGATTCGTGCCTCATCCATTTTACCATTGAACCACAACCATTTGTCCTTTCTCATTATATTATACTTCATTTGAATACCTTTTAACTTTATAATGTTATCAGTTAATAAGTCTGAGTATTTTGCGTGTAATTTAGGAACATCTAGACTAGATTTGTCTAGTTCTATATCATCAATTTCGCAGTCTTTTGACCACATCAATTTTATTTCATCCAATGTCATACTATAATTATACTATACTTTTTAGTATTTATGAAGTAGTTTTTATCTCGTAAAATGTAAATCTAAATGATACTGTGCATATGGCTGGTTCTGCATCTGCGCCTGATTCTAATTCGATACTACTTAGAGATATAGGGAATGCATCATGAAATCTTATGAATCTGTTAGGTATGTTTTTGTTTGTATTGATTACTAGAGTTATGTCTGAATATTGATTCAAATCATTATCGATAGATGCAAGAACATTTGTTTTGTTTTTTGCAGTACCAGTATATGTTTCAAAGTTCTTTGTGTTAGAAATAGGAACTATCGAATCAATCCAGTTATACATTTCTGTAAAGTTAGCTAAATCTTCATCAACTATAAACGATACTTCTAGTGTATCGAACGATGCTTTATCACCTGGAAAAAATGCATCTAGACCTAGACCAGCCGCCTGAACTGCCTCTGAAAACTGAACACCAGGTATATTACATGTTCTTACATAGTATTCAACAGTAGGCACTTTATCTATTAAAAGTCTAAAGTTATTTCTGTTTAGTATCGATTTGTTGATGTCTGATTTGTATGCCATAATACTATTTATGCAAATGGGGTCTTACGACCCCACACGATTACTTCTCGTTTACAAACTCATTTAGCGCTCTAGCAGTTTGAATAACATCTTCAACACTTATGAATTGTTCACCTAATGGTTTTTTATCGTTAGGGAATATTTCATTGTGTCTGTCGATTTTTTCATTCTCTCTGTAGAGATTGCCTTCAACGAGACCTTGTGCTTGACTAAGTAAGTCTGCTCGGATTTCAAATCCTGATTTTGGTTGTGACATAATTTCCTCCTGTGTGTATGTGTGTTATGTCTGTATCTTCATGATACAATTATATTTAGTGCATAAAAAAAGGGGTCTTTTAAAAGACCCCTTATAAATTCGATACTGAATTTTACAGAATGTTGGATACAACCATTTTTCTGTAGTATTGGTTACTTCCATCTGAAGCAAGACCGTTAGCAGGTGTAGTACCTACGAATGGGTTTGAAACCATTCCGTATCTTGTTTTGAAACCAATTTTTGGTTGGAAAGTATTCTCGCCAACTGCTCTCACCATTTGTAGTGGAACATATGGGCAATAGAA